AAAGCACGATCTGAAGACTCTTCATCGAAGATTTCAGCGTGTTCATTTTCGTAGCGATCATACTCAAGACCGAACAAGGCATTAAGTCCGGGCTCAAGCTCTTTCGCTAGTTGTGCGCGAGAAATAGCCATTTTCTATGTCCCTCCTTAAATGCCAGTGCTTGCTGCTGTAGTCTGAGAATCAGAGCTAGAGCATGGAGCATTGTGGTGGAAATTAAACCGAACTACAAAGTTCACACCTGCTGCATCAAAATCGAGGTTGGCCTCATCGCCAGAAAGACCTACGATACGCATAAACAGTGTTGCTGTTGTTGCGGCAGTTGAAATGTCGATTTCGGCAGTTGAACGACCGGTTGAAGTAGAACCAGACGTGCCGTTTGCCAACGAGACGTTAGCAAAGATGTCGGCCAGAGCAGTAGCACGATTAGTCACAGACTCATCGGCGGCTACCATGAACAACTGGTTTGGGTTGTCAGCAACAAAAGCTTTGACAGGGAAATTCGTGTCTACGCTTACGTTGTTAGCACCGGGCCAGTAGTTCTTGAAGACAGTCTTTTTGGAAGAGCTATCTACGTATTCTACGCCCATCAGAACCCCAAGTGCGGGAACCGTACCACCGTTTGCCGCACCAACAATGTCGATAACACCAGCAGCCAGTGGGATCACTGGCGAGTTCTGAAAAATCGCATTAGTGTTGGTAGCTGCAATCTCATATTGAGTTACACCAGTAGTGTTGGCACCTGCGCCATTAAGCCCGATAGGACGAAGACCAAAGGCAGTATCTTGATTTGCCATTTTTGTTTCTCCTAATCAGAGCGACCCTATCTCTGTGGGCCGCCAAAGGTTACACGAGATTGACGATCAGGTTTATTGATCGTCATGGTTGAATGTGCATTCGTGCTCATCATGTCATTGTCAACAGCCTGCATCTGATCCGCGTTCCTCTGAGAAAAGTACTCGGCTCGTTCTGCTACCGTTTCCAATGGAATACGAGCAAGAATAAGTCCACCTACCCCAAACACACCTTCGTATTTTCCTGATTCGATTACCGGGGCCTCAAAGTCAGGGTACTCATCCTTACGAACCAGTTCCCAACCTTCGCGCATTTTAGCGCTGACGTTTTTAGTATCGTCAAAACCACGGGTTTCAGCCCGGATCCAACGATGCTTAAAACCATCCGGTGCAGGTGGTGCATCCAACATAGACGGGGGAGCCCACGGCTTACGCCTTGCCGTCTTCTCCCTAGATTGTTTTGCGCGAGAAGTCCGTTTTACAGAACCTTCAAACATTTCGTTTTGTTCTTCAGTCATCTTAACTACTCCTTCACGTATTTCGCGTATTCTTCAAGCGGCACACCCAATTTCTTCGCTATCGCGACTTGGCTAGGGGTGAGTCTAACCTTTTTCCCACTACTGCGCCCAGAGGTGTTGCGGGATACGGAAGCAACCGTCTGAGCGGGCCGTTTGCTACCACCGTTAAGCTTATGCGGAAACTCTGTCTGCATACGTCTGTCAAGCTCATTATAGTAGTCATTTGATTGTGGGTCAAACCCTTCGTCTTCAACGAGTTTTTTATGTATGCCAAAAGCAGCATATGTCATCGCCTCGTCGTCGCCAAACCACGTGTTTTTTTGAGCCCACTGCTCTGCCTTGGGGTCAGGCCTCCGCGGCTGTTGTTGAGGCATGGGCTGATTTACGGCCGCCTGCTGCTGTGCTTGGATTTGCTGTGCATAACGCTGCTGTTGCACCTTAGCCTGCTGAGCGCGGTCATTTTCAATAGCCAAACGGGTAATAGACCGTTGAGCCTCAATAACCCCGTTTGTGTCGCCCATTTCGATAGCTTTAGCCAATTTTTCTTCGGCAGAAACTATTTGTGACTCGACACGGTTGCTGTACTCATTAACATAGTTGTTATCCAGCGCATCCATGCGCTGCTTTAACTGATGCGCTTCAGCTTGCACACCCTGAGCATACTTCAGCGCTTCTTCCCGCTGACGCTCAGCCTCACGCATTTTCTTTGTTAGGCGGTCAATGCGCTTTTGCGTGGCATTTTCTGCTTTATCAAAATTGTCATCAGACTCTGCCTCTAAAGACACGTCCACCTGTTGTTTTTCGTTGTCAGATACCTCAACCTCAGTTTCCTGAGAGTCGCCCAGATCCAGTTCAATCTGCTCTTTTTCTTCTGCCATTTTTATCTCCTAGAAATGCAAAATATCTTCAGGTTCTTGGATACGCGCCAAAATCTCGTCATCGTTCAAGATGCGAACTTCGCCACCATCAATCTTAAATCGCGAACCAGCATAACGAGCAAACATCACCCAACTGCCTTTTTCGCACCATGGACCAGACGGAAATTTTTCCGCGTCCTTGTAAGCTAGTGGCCCTACCTTCAGGACATAGCCAACCTGTGTAGATACATTTTGCTCATCCAAAACTTGGTTTGGTAAGTAAATACCGCCATCAGTCTTACCCTTGCCGCGGTACGGCAAAATAAGCAAACGCCAGCCCGTCGGGTCTGGCAATCTTTCTAGGAGAGAACCGCCGATTTTTTCGGGGTCTAATGCTTTATCAGTTACATCAACGTAAGCTTCCGCGAGGTTTGCGACGCCTTCACTTACGGCTTCAAGATCGGGTTTTTGCGCTTCAGCCATTGCTTCGCTCCTGTTTTTCTAGCAGGCCCTTGAGTTCCTGTTCCACGTGATCTAGAGATTTTAAATTTCCCATGAGCTCACGATACTGCTCCATGTTCTTGACATTGTCATAAATTAACAAGTCTTGAACCGCCTGTCGCCGCTCTTTGATAATCCGAAAAACGGCTTCGGCAAAATATATTTCATCCACCCGTATATCTCCGCGTTAAATCTGATATATTATTATACCATCTCAAGCGCAAAGTCACGTGTTTCTTCAGCCCTTTTCAACCAGCCTTTTCCAAAAACGCTAAAGCTGTGCAATTGTTTATAAAAAACAATTCGAGACTTGGTGATAGTCTCTATAATCTCAACCGCGGTGTGTTCAGACACAGCCGCTAAAGTTAGGGGGCCTATGGCTCCATCTTGTGTAACCCCTACCGCCTCTTGGAGGCCCTTTGCACTGCGACCCGGTCCGCTATTTACAGCCCAATCAAAGACACAAAAATCTACCCCGTTGGGTAGCTTATCTCCCTTTACTTTGTCCCAGTAACCGTTTTTGTATATCTGTTGAACGTGCTCCTCTGGAATGTTTTTTAACTCGTCTACATCTTCTAAGGGGCGACCCAAAAAGTCTGAATAGGTTTTGTGGGTAATACCTTTGTTGGTCGCGCCGCCCGGGTCTTGGGGGTGGTCCACAAAACCGCCTTCGTGATGCAACACCATTTCTAAGCTTTTAAAAAAGTTTGCTTCCATTATTTTGTAAGCCCCTTAACTTTTTCCACTGTCCTGAGACCGCCAAGACCAAGCATCCCCAAAAGAACAGTCATAAGACTATCCATGTCAAACGTGGGCAAATCGGGCGTTTCCATGCCAGCATAGGCAAAACCAAAAACGACCATCGGAGCTAACACAAAATGCCATATCATGGCAAACGCTAGACCCCAACCAAGGAAAGGTCTCCAACCTGCCACGAATATGCTTCTGTGCTGAGCTTCGGCTTTGTTCACCTCTATTTGACCCATATTAGCTTCATGTGCCTGACGAGTGGCCAAAGTAGCTATTTCATGAGCAAGGGCGTTCTTCTGGTCTTTGTCTTCAATAAACTTGTCCAACAACCCTGTTACTGGACCGATAAGTGCTTGTAACATCAATATACCTCCAAGCTGTCTTTCTGAATGTATCGCGGCTCACAATAAGCCGTAGCCTTTAAATTTTGCGGAATCCTATGATTATATTTATAGTTTCCATATCTTTTTACAAGTTGAGCAGCATACCAGTTGCAGTCCTTGATATCATAGAAATACATATCCCCACTGACCAACTGCTTGCCATCACCTTGACCTATAAAAAGCAATAACACAAATACGTGAATCATTTTTTGCTCATCCACGCTGTTGTGCCCATGTAGGCTCCCACAATACCTGCCCCAGAAATATAGAACAGGTTACTAATATCCGACAGCGCTGCCACCCGTTCTATTTCAACAAAGAACATGGCGGTAGTAAACGCACCCATAGCAACCAAACAAGCGGTTGCCATGCGACGCTGAGCTCTTAATTTACGTAGTTCATGCTCGGCCTGCCTAATCTCTTTGGCATGAGCCAATTCGTCGTCGGTGATCTCCCCGTCCCCATCCAAATCATATTTCGCGTAATTAGTGTCAACCTGAAACTTTTTTGGACTCATTTTTGACTCTCCCGAACAATCTTGAGCGTCTCTTGCACAGTCATATCTTTCTTTGCGTTCGGATCATATTTACACTGATATTCCGACGGTATGAACTCCATGTGACCAAAAAATTGGGACTCAAGAGTGTTGTTTGCTCCCTTGAACACACACACCGTCTGCCTGTTTTCTAGTTTTTCGCACTTTACTTTGCGACAGGTAACCACGACCTCGTCTGCCTTAGCGGCGTGTGTTTTTAACAACATTACAAACAAAGTAAGGATTGAGACCGCTATGCT